TGTTTAACCTATTACGCTCGTCAGCTTGGCTTGGCAGCGTATTCGCTATGTCTTGTGCGTTATCGAACATCTGCTGATTAAGTTGTGCGAGAGTAGGGCCTGTATCTTCCCCGACAATAGCAAAATTTCCACGGTTCTCGTCAATGCTACGCTGACGTATCGCGTTAGCCAAAGCACCTTGGTTTAGTGCGTATTGGGCATCTCCCGGCTCGCCGCCACTTACTCTTGCTGCTAGAGCTGAGCCGTTAGGGTCGTTAGGGTTAATCCCTTTAAAACCGTTTTGGGTTTGGACGGTGTTTTTTAATGCTGAGCCTACCCTAGAGTCACCCGGCTGTGCGTTACCCAGTGGGGGCGGTTGTTGCATAGGGCCTTGGTTACTATCACCTCTTTGACTATAAGGGTACTTTAGGGCGGAGACCATATCTGTCTGATCGGGGTTAAGAGCTGACACAGGTGCAGCGCCATCTACTGCTCTTGTGGCAGGGTCTACATTACCAACAAGAGAGTCCCACATATTACCTACGGAGCTAATTACCCCTTGATTAAAAGTAGTATCGCCTCCTGCCGCACCAAAATTATTATCTACAAACTTGCCTAACGCGCCATTAGCTTCATACCAAGACGGGTCATCCCGCCGCCTTGCAACTTCTGCTTGGGCCGCAGCGTATTGCTGTGGGTTACCACTAAGCAGAGAGTTCGATAGTTCGTCGTTTGATTGTCTACCAAACATTTCTAAGGCAGAATTGGTGGCATCGCCAGCTACACCTTGTACGCTACGAGCGCCGCTTGTTTCACTAAGCTGATCGCCTATGTAACCTGCCCCAAACGCAGCGGGAAGGGCACGCGTTAAGAGTCTTCCACCAAGTCTACGGGCTGTTTTAGCCGGGGTTTTAGCCGGGGTTTTAGCCGGGGTTTTAGCCGGGGTTTTAGGCGGTGTAGTGCTGCCAGTGGCGCTTGGTGTGGGTTTAGCGGCAGTGCTTGGTGTAGGTTTAGCAGTGGGCGGTGTTCTAGCTTGCGCAGCGCTTTTTACTTGTTGGTTTACATACTTATTTCCTTGAACCGATTGTGGCGCTGCTGGGCGGGTACGCGTGGCACTTCCCGGTTTGGTAGGGAAAGTTTTTGGGGGTTGCACATTCGGGTTGATGCGCGGCGGTCTTTTATTAGTAGCCATTATATCCATACCACCTATGTTGTTTGCCTGTCCAATTTCCTCTGGCTTGAGGGTTTTCACCTGCTCGCAGAGTAGCAATGGCTCGTTTGGCATCTCTGACTGCCAAATCCCACAACGCTTTGAACTCCTTACCGGAAGCCATATTGGCACTCTCAGGATTATTGTTTGTAAGTGCCCTAAAGGCAGCGAAGTCTACCAAAGCCAAATGGTATTCTTCAGGTATCTCAGGTAGGTCGTTACCACGCTCCATTTGATAAAGAGGCTTTCTAGCAACGACCATTTCTATGTCATACGCGGCATCGGGTATAGGGAAAAAACGAATGGCGTTTGAACGTACTTGTGCTGTATACGCTGTTGGGCGGCCTTTGACATAGTTACGAAGGAGCTGATGCCTAGTCCTATCTACTAGCAAAGTAAAGTTGTCTTGTTCTTGTGTGACGGTATCGTAGGACACAATCCCTGCCTCGGCAACAATCACAACAGACTTGTGTATAGGGTAAACCGCTTGACCTGCCACCGTTGTAATTTTACAAGTAGCCGGGGTTGTATCATCAACAAGTGCGTGAGTACGCACTGCAAACTCCATTTGCGCATGGTTCAAGTACCGTACTAATTCAGTATCTGACCAAAGCCTTGGTAGTGCGGTATCGCGCAGTGTCGCGCAGCGCAGTTGATCCATAAGCTCAGATAGCGTCATTACGCAGCTTCATCTGGGGTATTATCGGTATTTAGTTGCTCTCTCATTTCAGCTTTAGTAGCTCGCTTTTTGCGACCTTTTGGGAGCGTTTCGACGCTTTTTGCGTTTTTCTTAGCATTAGCGGCAACAGCAAATTGGGGGTCAGGCTCATCTATAAGTTCCATAGCAGGGTTCTTAGACATGGCTTCATTAAACGGGTAAACAACACCGTTAACTCTGTGCTTTAAGTATTTGGGCATTAGGCTCTCCGGTAAAAAATGTGGGGGCCGAAGCCCCCAACAAAGTCAGACGCTACCCACGTTTGACATAAGACGAGCAGAGTGCTTCAGGCTTAACAACTTTGTGTCCATAAACAATCAGGCCACGCATGATGTCACCAAAAGTGCTTTCTGCACGCAGTTCTTCAGTCTTGGTCAACTGAGTTGCAAACGTAAGACCCGCTTTAGTGCCAGCGATCATGTTAGTGCATGTATCGGCACCGTCAACGTATGTAGGCAGCAAGTTGCTGTTGTATACGGTGAAGCGGTCAATCATACCAACACGGCCATTACGCAGCGGAGTAGTACCATCGCCAGTCAAAGACGCATCTTTGATGTCAGACAGTTTCAAGAGAGTAGTGATCCAGAAAGGCAGTACGATGAATCGCCCTGACTCTGGTACATTCTGCTCATCAAGAACCTGACCTTGCAGCAAGATTTGCTCCAAGACATTCGCTTTGGTTATAGCAACCGCAGAGCCTGTTGCGCCCAAGTTAATGTCTTGGGAGATGCGTCCCGCAGTAAGACCTACGTTTGCGGGAGCAATGTCAGGGACAATGGCTCCCAAAACTTCAGTGTCAACTTTGATCTTCATCTGCTCAGCAGCGTCAGATGCCCAATCGTTCATCTGGTCAATATCTTGCTGCTTAGCGACTACATCATCAATGATTGCAGACCAGTACAAACCTTTGTCGATCAGCAATTCTATTTTGCCGCCGATAGGCTGCTGGTTGGTCAAAGTTTGACCAATCTCATAGTCATTGATAACTAACGTAGCGTGAGTACGGATGATAACCTTATCACCTTGGTTTTTGATCTCACCTTCGTAGTCGGTGTTTGAAATAGAAGACAGAACAGTATTGTCATAATACTTTTCGATCATCTTTGTAGACCAGATTTCTGGTATAAATACACCAGTATATGCTGGTTGTCCTGCTACTGCTGGATATGCCATTTTGTTACCTGCTTAAGTTTATGTGCTGTAGTCCACACGCCCTTCTGCTTGTGCTGCGGCTATAGCTTTTTCTAAAGGCCCCCACTCATCAGCGGGGATGTTGCCTTTGCTATACTCGCTGTACGCACCTGCTATCTCGGAACGTGTCCAGTTTTTTTGGTCTGGTGGAGAAGCGGACGATGCTGTTGCCGTAGATCGTGATTTTCCGGGTGATACCTGTTTCTCTAGCTCGTTTGCTCGTTTGCTTTCCTTAGCCTGTACTTGCGTACTAGCTCTGTCCAACGTGTCTGCATACATGTTAAAGAAGTCAGATACTATTTCGGCATCTTGGGTTTGTGCGCCTTCAAGAAATAGTTTGTTTCTTGTAGGTGACTGGCCTAACCAGTTGTGAAACCCTTGGTCTGTATCTAATTGTGACCACGAAGGCGACAATTTATCTAGCAAACCTTCAAATGTGAGAGCTTGACTCTTAGCGGTGTGCTTAGAGACAACTTCTACTTCATTTGTAAGCCCCTGAATAGTAGGGGCTAGCCGTCCTACGGCATCTTGAGCGGCAGATGCAGCTAATCGCTGTACAAAATCTACCATCTCTGTGCCAAAATCATCTGCGTCAGAAGTCTGCACGCCTTGTGGTGCTTGAGGCTGTGCGGGTTCTGTTGTCATTTTGCCCACTAACTCAGTGAGCCGATCTATTTGTGCATCTTTTGCTCGTAATTGCCCATCTAAACTGCGCCAGCGTTGGTCGGCTTGTGCTTGTGCCGCCTGTGTATCAGCTAGTTTCTGTTCAAGTGCGCTTACGTCCACACTATTAGTGTCTACTGCTTCGGGTTCCTGCACTGCTTGCTCAAACTCTATAACCTCAGCCACTACTGGCTCGGCTGCTAGAATTTCAACGGGTGTGTCAGGTGTGGCAATACCGTCAGCTTTGGCATCTGCCGCCGCTGCGTTAGCTCTGATTAAATCATCAGCTTTCTGTCCTGCCCTTTTTGCATTTGAAGACATATACGTAACTCCTGTTGGTTACAACGAAATAAACTTAAGGAGGTCAGATAGTGTTTGCGCTTGTCCCTGCAAGACACGGATTGTGTCTATGTCAGGGTTGGCGACTAAAGAAGTCTTGGTATCTTCAAGTGTTGTCTGGAGGTAACGCTCAATGGCTGTGCCACTTAAACGCTTTAACTCAGACAATTCTCCGTTACTAGGCTTCTTTAACACACATACTCCTCAGCTACCTGACACTATCATCGCAAATACAGAGATGGTGTCAAGGGGTCATTGAGTTGGGGGAGAAATTATCTGTCGTCGCAGAGCCATCTTGCAGCGTTTCTTTGCTGGCACTATAACCCTGCTGCCCCTGCGCTGGTGCAGGCGGCTTGCCTTGTGTACCTTGAGCCACTTGCGCTTGCGCTTGTTGTGCTTGCAGTTTTTGTTGCAAATCTTCTTCTGGTGGTACGATCTTATCAGTGTTCAGATCAAGCCCACTAGCCACACTACGTAAGACTTCTGCGCGGCCTTCGACACCTGTTATCTGCATGTCTATTGGGTTAGCTGTTACCTGCAAGAACTCGTTTCTACGTAGCTGCATAGACTCTATGCGCATCAGGCTCACAGCACCACTAGCTACAACTTGTGCATCGCCTTTAATAGTGGGGTCTTTGTCGTAAAGCATGTTGTAGTTATATAGCTTGGTCAACATGGGCGCGATTACGTTGGTGTCTACATTGGAGACTACACCCTTCAAACCTTTGTTGGCCGCATCCATCAGCATACTAAGCCCAGAAGCTGTACGCCCTGCACCACCTACTTTGTCTGATCCAGCCATATATCTAGGCACAAGAGAGAAGTCATCTGCAAACTGGTAAAACTTCTCAATTACTGAAAGTAGCTCGTTTACGTTGCTGTTAGGCTGAAAAAACTCAATGGGCTTGCTGGTGTTAGTACCAAACTGGTTATCTTCTACCTGCCATATATGCCAAGGCGTTATGTTTGTTATGTCCTGCCCTGCGGGTAGTCGGTCAATGTTTACAGCAACTTGTGGGCCAGATGCCATTGCCATGTTGTTATTAAGCGACCGCACAGCAGCGTTAACAACACCCTGCACATCATCTAGTATGTCAGGTAAGCCCATACCCCAGAACTCTCCGGGGATTTCCTCGTAGCTTGTAGAATAGTAAGGTCTTTGTCCGAGAGGGTCATAGTTTAGCTGCGCTTTAATTACCCAGCTACCTATCAACCATACACAAGCCTCATACATAGCCATAGGATCAGAAACGTCTTCTTGATCTAAACCCCACTCTAGTAAATCTTTGCCTAACACTGGGCCATGATATTCCAGCGCATCGTACTCAAAAACTGTGCGCTGTAAGCTTTCAGCTACAGACGACCCTTCGTCATCGTATGTCTCAAAGCCAAGCCAGTTATTTAGGCCGCCATACTCTGACTCATGCAGCACGGCACGGATTGCTTCCTCGTCATAACCCGGAAGTCCGATTAAGTTATACAGATCAGAATGTGAGAATGTGTGATGCTCAAGAAAATAACCTTCCTGTGGCGTTACTGCCCCCGGCGCTGGGTATGCTCGGAAAGGGCTGACACGCTCAAACTCTGTGACTATAGCATCTTCTACTTTGGGTGTAGGGGCCTCACCATCAACAGACTCCCAAGACAACACTTTGCGCTTTCGGAGGACTGGGCCTTTCATAATTGCGGCAGGGTAAGTAGCTAAGTCGCCTAAGTAGCTCGCCAGCACGTTATTAAAACCAGCTTCTTGTAGCTGATCGTGCATGCGTTTTTCCATGCGTTTAGCGGTATCACCCGCAGCTTCCTTTAGAGACTCCTCAAACCTGCTCATCTCGGCGGCCATCTGCGCCCTTACGGATGCTGGATCAGGCATCTGCCCTGTCTTTGCAAACGCTTCACCTACTTGCTTCGACACCATCTCTTGTACTTGAGCTTCGGCATCTTCAGGGATATCTGGCTTAGGTGTTGCGTTAATTTGCCAAGGCTGGTCTGTCTGACCATTATATACGTCACGTAACCACGCCTCTACGATGCGAATCTTGTTTGCTGTAACACGGGCATACTCAGTAGAGCCACCGAACGACTTTATCTGCGCCAATTTTTCAGGGTCATACTCACCTACTCTGGCACGCTGCGCACGCTGTAATCTAGGTAAAACGGAGTTCTTAGCGTCACGCGCTTGTTCCCACGCTTCTGTAACGTGTTTTGAAAGCCCTTGCAGTAAAGGGCTGTTATTTTTGTCTCTGGCCTCTTGGGCGGCTTTCTCAGCTTCTTGCTCTTGCTTCACCAGCTCAGAGTTAGAGACAATGCGTATTAAACCTAATGCACTTGATGCCATATCCTAACCTAGTTAGTCGATGTGAAGGTGGTTGTGCAGGAACGGCTATCTGATGTTGAGCCAGATGTCGTTGAGCTGATCCCTGCACTTACGTTTACGGCGCTCATCGCGGAAGCTGCTAATTGAGCGTTTACTCTAGCTGCTGTCTCGGTAGCGCTTAGTCCTAATGCCGAAGTATGTTTTAATTGTTCTATAGCCTGATCCGCCTGCTTAAGTGCCAAATCAGTTTTGTCCCTTTCTTCAGCTATGTTCAGCTCTACGTTACGAGCTTCTCCAGTTACTCTATACTGCTCGGCGCTTAATAGCGCAGTATATTTTTGCAATTCGGCCTGATAAACATTAACGGCAGCTTCTATATTAGCGGTGTCGGCGGATATTCCGGCTCGCCAAGCGGTCACATTTTCACTGTAAATCCGTGTCTTGCTTTCTTCTACACTAACTTGAGCGTTTACTTTGGTTGCCCCAGCCTCTACTTCTGATCTGTACGCGCCTATTCTTGCGTTATAAGCGTCTACTTGGGCTGAGTATATTTTAACCTCAGCTTCTTCGGCGTTTACTTGAGAAACGTATACGTCAGAAATAGTCTTTTGTGCGCCTACTTCGGTATCGTATATGTCCGCTCTAACTTTTAACGTATTTACCTGCGCCTCATACGCGTCTATTTGACCTTGAAAAATAGTGATTTTAGAGTTTTCCGCTCTTATTTGAGCTTCTGCGGCACCCACTTCTGCGGTAAATACATCTACGCTAGCATTAACTGCGGCTATCTCCGCAGAGTATATGTCCACGTAGCTTTTATTAATATCTTGAACAAGGCTGGCGGCCTCTACTTCCGTCTTATATATTTGCAGTTTTAGTAGCTCGCCTTCTAAACCAAGCTTATAAACCTCTATATCTGTCTTGTACAACTCTATTTGTAAGTTTGTATAGTTTATTAGAGACTCAAATATGCCTTGCATGACCGCAGCGTGGCCATTAGCCAGCGACTGAGCAACTCCCGCTATCTGAGCTTGCACCGTTAATAGCTGCCCTTCTAGCTTAACGCCTTCAGCGACAGAAAATCTAAGGTTTTCAATCTCTTGGTTGTAGAACTGTATGGAAATCTCGCGGTTAACACGGCCACGCTCTATACGGTTCTTTTGCCTAATCTCTTGTACACGGGCCAATAAGGTAGACCCCGGAAGATCAAAGCCCTTTGCCGCCCATTCTTGCTCAGATTGATTCACAGCTTGCAAGCTAGATACTTCTTCGCGCCCAATCTCCCTGTCAAACAAGGCTTGCTCTATAGCGGGTGGTAGCCCTGTCCCACCTCCAAACATCCGCTGAACTTGAGCTGTGGCACCGACAGACTGAGCCACGCCTATAATATCGGCGGACATGCCATCGAGCCAGTATTGAAAATCCTGTATATACTGATCTTGAACTGCTACTGGGGCAGTTACTATTGGCGCAACACCCTTAAAATCCTTGATGTTTATTGAAGGGGCAGTAGGTAAGTTAAGTCCTATTAGGGTCGGTACAGGAGGTAATGTTATGCCTTCAAATACAGGTATTTGTACATCTCCAACTGTAGGCTCTACAGGCACCGGAGGTAAGTTTAATACCGGAGGCGGGGGTATAGTTATAGACGGTGGATTTGGTATATTAACAGTAGGGCTGTTAGGTAAGTTATCCGTAGGTGCAGGCACATTTAAACCGGACGTATCTATATTTGAAATTCCCGGTGCCGAAGGTGGTGATACAGTGAAATTTCTTCCCGGCTCACTAAAGTCTCCGGGATCGGTAGGGTTTGTAAAAGGCACGTACTCACTACCACTAGCCCATGTAATAGGGTCTAGGTTCACAGGGATAATGGTAAAGTCAGCTAATACTTGAGAAAACTCGTCCGCAGTTTTTACGTACTCATTAACTAGTTCAGTAAAATAATCAAACTGCTCTGTAACGGTATCCTGAGCGGGGAATCCACCGCCGGGGTTGTTGCAATTAATTACCGCCATTACACCCTTCTCCCTAAAAACAGTGGGTATAGCTCAAGTACATCAAGCTCAAAATCACCACCATCTACATTTGTTAGCTCAAACTGCCAGTATCTTGACCTCAAACCTTGCCCTACTTCCACCATTCCAGTTCTAGGTGCGGTGTTTGAGCCTACTGGACTCGCTTTATACCAATGCTCAAACAACTCACCATCATCGACAGACATGACTTTTAATACTAGCTCATTTGAAGAAGTATACCCCATGTACGCCGTGCGTATACGTTTCATGCGGCTAGTGCCGAAATCAAGCATCATACTTTCTACTTGCGCGGTAATCGGGTCGCCTATGTCTGTGTCACCTTCTAGTTCAAATAACCCACTATCTGTAGTACCGAAAGACCGACCTTTAAAGGTAGTCATAGACGTAAATAGGTAGTTATCGTACTCGGAAATAGGCATACCTGCTTCCGTATTCATAACCCACGCTTGTGACAGGTCATCATTAGTTTTAAATAAAGTGTATATATCTACAGTGTCCAACAGCTCTGCAAATAATTGAGCGGTAAGCTCTATAGAATCTGCCGCCAGTAGCTCAACCGTCTCATCAACTACTATTGTAAGTACATTCTGTACTACGGCTGTAGCCATTATAGTTTCTAACTGCTCAGCTAAGTAGGTTGCTTTAGCTATGGCTTCGTCAGAAAAAATGACATAATCTGTGACTTCAAACGGATAACTACTGCGCTCACTGTCTGCCATGAGCATAGTGGCTAGCACCTGTACAACGCCGTGATACAAGTTTTGAACAAAGTCGTTAGCGACTAACTGCTCCGCTATCTGGATTACACCAAGAAGGCTACGTGTGTCTTGAATACTAAGTATGTCAGTTAAGGCTGAGGTTTGTTTAATATTTACTGTGGCTAACAGCATAGCTTGGTCTAGTAGCTCTACTGCCGTTACGGCAAATGTAAGTGTCGTACCGCTTACGTAAACAGGCTCTACAATCTGACTAACAACAGAAAAATTAAAGTCGTCTGTTAACAACACGTTTTCTGCAATAGAAACTTCTATCTGTACAGGGCCACTAACTTGCGCTAAGGACAAGAACACGCTAAAGGTGTTCTCTTGCGTTGCTGTTACTGCATAGCCAAACATGACTATCTCGCCAAATGCGCCTACATACGGATAATCTCCTGCTGCGCCTGCAAACTCCAGTACGCCATTTACAATCGTAGTTGCGTCTGAACTAGAAGTTTCGCCTTGAAGCTGTAAAAACCCTTCCGCCCCTGAGATCGCAGACACTAGCCCTTGTGATGAGGCTGACCCTTCTAGGAGCAAAGACCCTATAACGCGAGTATCTAATGGTCTGTCAGAAGCCAAACCTGTAAAGTCTAGCTCACCTGCTGCGCCTACGTCTGAAACGCTATTTGTTACCCCACTAAAAACCAAATCGCCGTTAATTACAGTGTTTGTCGCATCTCCTGCAACCAAACTAAACTCTAGGTTACCACCAATCGAAGCTATGGTTTCTGGTAAAATGCTGCCGTCATTTATGTTTCTGTCTGTATCGGCACCTGCGTAATAACGAAAACTTGAACCTGCGGGGTTAGTAACAAAATCGCCTTTTACGTACAACGAAGTGTCTAAGAATACAGTGCCATAAGAAGCAACAGTGCTGACGTATACTATAGAGCCGGGAAGCACCACACCCGGAAAGAGCGGACTGCCAAATAATTTAGAAGATGGTGTATTTGCCGGACGCAAGCAATAAACAACTTGTGTATTAAAACGATACACGTAAAAACGGTCGCCTTGGAAGAATTTAGTGACGCTACCCCGTTTTACGCCTGACTCAAGGATAGAATATGCGTCACGCTCAAACCGAAAAGCGTGAGTAGTATCTAAATAAGAAGCTCCAGTATCTTCGTTAGCAAAACCTACTATAGCCCCTATTGATGTTGGGTAAACATCCCATCCAAACCAACAGTTACCTGCAAACTCTATGATGCTTCTGCCACCGCCCGTCCAACCACCACGCTTGGCGGTGGAAGTGCCAATTACAGGCGTTTGTATTAAACAGGTTGTATTAGACATCAGTCACCGCCTTATCCACCGCCTTCTTCTTCGTCCTCAAAAAGGATCATACCGCTTACCTGTACATACTGGTTGTTAACTCCGGTGACTCCGGGGATTGTCCCAATAATGTCTAGCAAGTAAAGCTCTCCAGTAATGTAGCCCTGATCGAAAGTCGCTAATCCGTCTATTACATACCCGGGGGATGTAAATTGCCCGTTAAGTACAGTCTTTTGCAGCTTACCACCAGTTCCTAGCTGACCTGTTGCTGGCAGTGTGGGTATGTCATACGTGCCATCAACAGCAGCTCCTTCCAGAATGCCGTCAGTTACAATACTTAGCTCATACGGTTGAAAATCAGCGGTTATTGGTAGCTGTGAACTCTGTATACTCACTACCTCTACTGTCGGGTATGTTTGTATGTCTTGCCAGTTGTTAAATCCATCCAGCCAGACCGAAGGTACAATAACGTCACCTACTTGATACTGAAACTCATAAAACTCATTGTCTTCTACAAATACACAAGTCACTAACTCACCTGTAGAGTTAAAGCTACATATCATAAGGCCGCCAACGCCTTTTCCGTTAGTGTACATTACATTTAGG